ATCTGTGTTCAAACCTATGAAACGTCATAAAGGAATTACAGGCAGAGATTTTATAGACATTAGCAACGACAGATTTATTGTTGGAATGAACGCAGCCAACAAGGGAGTTATGCCTAACAGAAAAGCATTCGGTGAAAACATTTTAGCGTTCTCTATGTTCGCTGCGAAGCACGATGATGCGATCCTATATTTGCACACGGATCAATTAGGGTCACTTGGCGGGATTAGGTTAGTCGATTTATTAACCGCAGTCGGACTAAAGGAACACCAATACAAATTCGTTGATCCTTATGTTTACCGAACAGGAATCGAACAACAAACACTAGCCACGATCTATACAGCGATGGATGTATTACTTGCGACTTCATATGGTGAGGGTTTTGGGATTCCTACTATCGAGGCGCAAGCCTGCGGAACACCCGTGATTGTTTCGGAGTTCGCCGCATCTACCGAACTTGTTGGTGACGGTTGGTTAGTAGACGGGCAACCACTTTGGGATGCGCCGCAAACAGCGTGGTTCCATATGCCATCTGTTCCTAAGATCGTAGAGGCGTTAGAGGCCGCATATAACCGCGGTCAGGAACGATCAGAGAAAGCAATTGAATTTGCCAAAGCGTATAACGCCGATGTTGTCTTTGATAAGTATTGGAAACCAACTCTTGAAATCCTTGCTCAGCGCAGCGTAGAACGGCCGACCGCGTGAATATAGGTTGGTACACCCACCACGTACTAAAAACCCCGCAGGATGGCTCTGAGGGGCAGCAATCGGTATTCAGCGGAATGTTTGCGGGCGGGGCTGAAATGTCTGACTGGGAATACCAGCAACAGGCACCAGAGGGTTTTGATATACAAATAATTACGCCTGCCGATTTCGATACACACGACATACACCAATTTGATTCGATCGTAGTCACAGGAACGGATTTATTCACCGATCAGCAATTGTTAGAACTAAGCGAAAATCAGCCATTTGTTTTCGTTCACCACTTACAAACCCCGCGGGAATCTCTTAACGCGCTGATCTCTAAAAGTCGCTTGTTCGTTACGCATACGCCAGAACATATGCGGCGTGAACTATCTTGGACAACCCCTAGAAAAACCGCGCAAGTTCTTTCTTATTTCGATACAAGTAAGTGCCATAGTCATTTCGATAAAAAGCCAGTTGCGCTTTGGGCAGCGCGCAATCATCCGCTTAAAGGACAATTGAAATCTTTTGCGTGGGCATTACAAAACGATTTACCATTTACAGTTCTTACAGATGTTGATCGTTCTTTAGTTCTAGATGCAATGGCTAGATCAGAATGGTTTGTTCATTTACCTTTAGCCTTTGAGTCAGAGTGCCGCGCCGTAATGGAAGCCGTACTTTCAGGCTGCAAGGTACATACAAACGAAAATGTAGGAATCACCTCAGTTAAAGATTGGAATGAACCAAATGCCTTACGCGAAATGGTTGACAAGGCTGGTGATCTATTTTGGAATCTAGTGCAACAGTAGGAATAGTTGGCATCTGTCACGGCTACCCCGAAAAAATTGAAGGCTGGCTAGATTCAATACGCAAGTTAAACAGAAAGCCAGATGAAGTTGTTTTAGTTTTATCTGATCAGATTGTTATTGATGATCTTGATCTAGATGGGATCAAACTAATCGCTTGGTCTAACGAATTTCAATTTAGCAATATGTTTAATTTAGGAATACAAAACTGTCATACAGATTGGATTGCTTGGGTTGGCATTGACGATCGTTATCGAGAACACGCATTAGATAAAGTTGAGAGTTGCAACGCAGATGTGTTAGCACTTGGCTTTGAGTACGACACAGGACAGATTTGGATGCCTGCAAAAACTACGGCAGATGAGATTCTAAGCCTGCGCGCAAATATGATTCCTTGTGGTTCTCTATTTAAGAAATGGTTGTGGGAAAAAATCCCACTAGATGAAAGCGTTGCGCCGTGGAGTGATTGGGTATTCTGGTGCGGAACTGCTTTGTTAAATGCTACCTATGATGCAACTCATACGATCGATATCGATTACGAATACGCAGGGCATTGGATTCCTAATAATGCCGATGCAATTCGAGTTATCCCCGAGTGGATACGGCAAAACCCTTATAAATAAAGGATAAAAATAATACCTAAATAAACTAGACAATTGTTATACATACACCGTATTATTGTCTTATAGGCGCGGGAAACCGCTAGGACAAAGGAACACCAAATGAACGCCAACGAACTAAAAGAATTAGCAGTTAAGACAGATACAGAAATCGCACGACTATACGAAATTAAGTTTGATCTAATTTGCAAGATCGAAATGTACCGCAGCACAATCAATAGCCGTTACACAGACGATCTAACCAAGGCCGAATACGAAATGAAGATTGATAAAGTTCAGTTCGAGATCAAAGCAGTTAACGCAGAGATCGCACCACTTAACGAAATCTACAAACTGCATAACTGGAACCGCGCATTCTTAGTTCAGAACAACGGCGGTCACGTACACAAGACTATGGATTGCAACACTTGCTTCCCAACAACACAGTTCGGTTGGTTAGTCGATTACTCAGCAGATTCAGAAACAACAATCGTTGAGGCCGCAGGAAATACCGCTTGCACCGTTTGCTACCCATCAGCACCAGCCGATGTTCTTAACCGACCATCAACAATCGTTACCGCAGACAAGATCGCAAAGGCAGAAGCAAAGGCAGAGCGCGATGCTAAGAAAGCAGAAAAGATTGCAAAGCGACCAACCGCAGACGGATCAGAACTAATCGTTTCAGAACTCTGGGCAATCCGTCAGAGCAAGGAACTAAAGACAGAACGCGCCGCAGAACTTTGGTTCGCAGAAGCAGGCGAGAAGTTAGCCAAGGATTCATACAAGAACGAATGGGGAACAGAGGGTTGCGCAAAGATTCGTAACGAAATGGAAAGAGTAGCAATCGCACTTTCCGAAAAGCGTCACTTGTCAGTAGGAACAATCCTTGCAGAACTAGAAAAAAAGGTTCAGAAAAGAATCAAGAACAATACATACTAGAGAGAGAAAAGACAGCCCCCGATTTATCGGGGGTTTTCTTTTTGTCTGTCATAGAATAGGTAAAGACTCAGGGAGCAAAATGGCAATCACAAATGGCTATGCAACATTGGCACAAGTAAAATCTGCGATGCGGATAACGGACAATCTCGATGATACTTTAATCGAGATGGCGGTTGAATCTGCCTCACGCGCAATCGATGGATTCGCAATGCGTTCTTTCTACTCATCTGGAACTGCCACGCGTTACTACGCGGCAGAGGATTCTTATGTTGTTCAGATCGATGATATTGCGGGAACTGCAATCACATTACAAACTTCATCTGCTGCTGACGGCGTATTCGATACAACTTTCAAAGTTACCGATTACCAACTAGAACCAAGCAACGGATACACAGATGGTCTTTCTGTTCCTTACACAAGGATTCGCGCCGTTGAGGATTATCTTTTCCCAGTTGCAGGCGGGCAGAACTTAATAAAGTTAACTGCTGTCTTTGGATGGCCTGCTGTCCCGATCGCAATCACGCAGGCTTGTGTAATTCAATCCTCACGTTTGTTTAAGCGTTTAGATTCACCACTTGGCGTTGCAGGCTTTGGCGATATGGGCGCGGTACGCGTTAGCCGTTACCTTGACCCTGATGTTGAGCAATTGATTGCGCCGTATCGATCAACTAGAAACTTTGCATAATGGCATCAGTAGCAGAACTAAGAACGGGACTGGCAACAAACCTTTCAACGATTACGGGACTAAGAACTGCGGCGAAAGTTCCTGACGATCCTAAGCCACCAGTTGCAATTGTTTTACCGCAATCTGTAACTTATGATGAGGCCTTTCACGGTGGTATGACAACATATAGTTTTTCTGTTCTGTTATTAGTTAGCAGAGTTTCAGAAAGAACGGGACAAGATAGCCTCGATTCGTGGGTTTCATCTACGGGATCGAACTCAATCAAACGTGCCATAGAATCAGATAAGACACTTGGCGGCAAAGCATATGACGTTAGAGTGTCAGAAGTTCGCAATTATGGTGAAGTGTCCGCTGGTGATGTAAACTATTTCTCAGCAGAGTTCATCATACTTTGTTACTCAGACTAGGAGCAATAAGCAATGCCAAAATTCGCAGCAACGGATTACAAAGTAACCGTGAATGGTACCAACTTTTCCACAAACTTAAATAGTGTTGAACTAGCACTAGAATCCGATGATTTGGAAACAACCGCATTTGGTGGAACTTTCCGCGAACGTATCGGTGGATTGAAAACAGGTTCAGTAACACTTCAATTTATGCAAGACTTCGGAGCAGCATCAGTAGATGCAACTCTGTTCCCATTGTTCAATACCGTAGCAACCGTTGTTATCGTTCCAACTTCCGCAACCGTATCTGCAACAAATCCGTCATACACCGCAGCCTGCTTGGTTAATTCATATTCACCACACGCATCATCTGTTGGCGACATTGCAACATTCAGCGTGACGTGGCCTACATCTGGCACAGTTACTAGAGCAACTGCCTAATGAAGATCAACCTGCGCGTTACTTTTAATGACAAGACTGTCGAGGATGTAAGCGCAACTGCGCGTGACCTTGTTGCATTCGAGGACAAGTTTACAAAATCGGTTGCATCTTTAGAAACAGATTTTAGAATCACAGACTTGTTATGGCTTGCTTGGCATTGGCTAGAACGTCAAGGCAAAACAAAAAAGACATTTGAAGAATGGTGTGATGAAGTAGATACTATTGAGGCGAGTGACCAAGACCCAAAATAGTTGGGTTGGGTGACTCATCTCAACATTGGTATCTGGCTTACCTTGCGTGTGAAACTGGTATTGCTCCATCAGTTTTAATGCAAGAATCTGAACGTATGTTATTTACAATGAGTATGTACCTGCGATGGCGAAATAGTCAGGGGTCATAATGCTAGGCGTTAGAGTCACGGGGATAGCCGAAGTTGTCGTTACCTTGAACGGCATTGACAAAGAAATCGTTAAGGCTGCGCGCAAGGATTTGAAAACTGCGCTTGATCCCGTAGTTCGTAAAGTTAGATCAAACATCCCGCGTGAAGCACCTCTAAGTGGAATGAACCATATGGGTCGTACTGGATGGAAAGCATCTGGCGTAAAGGTTAATGTCAGAGTCAACTTTTCTAAAAAGGCACAGCGCAGGGGATCGCAATTAGTTTCTATTGTTGCGGGCAGTAAAGGCCTTGGCGGTGCAGCATTTGAGATCGCAGATATGGCTGGCAGGAAATCTGGCGGGTCAACACGATCAGGTAGAAAAATGATTAGTGAACTTAACAATACATACAGTCGTGCCTCCAGGTTTGTTTATCCCGCTGCTGAGGCCGCAATGCCTTATGTTGAGAATCAACTGCGCGATACAATTAGAAAACTGTCAAAAGAATACAATCGCAAACTTAAAAGGTAGGTAAAAAAATGGCTGTAATTTTTCCTATTCTTTCAACCTTTGATCCCCGTGGAGTTAACTCTGCGCAGAAAGCATTTAAGGGATTAGGTGGCGTTAGTAAAACCGCAACTGTTGCTTTCGCTGCTCTAGGCGCGGCAACTCTTAAATTCGGAACTGATGCGGTTAGGGCTGCGACCGCGGATCAGGCAGCACAATTAAAACTTGCTAAGACTTTACAAAACGTCACTCAGGCTACGGCTGCTCAGACCGCTGCTGTCGAGAAATTTATTACAACTCAACAATTTGCAACGGGTGTTTCAGATACACAATTGCGACCAGCATTAGAAACTTTAGTTCGTGCAACAGGTGACGTAACTAAGGCTCAAGGATTATTAAAACTTGGTCTTGATGTTTCCGCTGGCTCAGGGCGCGATCTTGAAAGTATTTCCCTAGCGTTAGCAAAAGCACAGGGCGGGCAGTTTACGGCGTTACAGCGTTTAGGCGTTATCATTCCTGAAAACATTAAAAAATCAAAAGACTTTGCAAAGGTTCAAGAATACTTGAACACTTTGTTTGGCGGTCAGGCTGCCGTTGCTGCGGATACATTCGAGGGTAAGTTACGAATCTTGCGTGAGCGTTTAGGGGAAGCACAAGAAACTATTGGCGCGAAACTTATTCCTGTTCTTACAAATCTTGTTGATGCTTTTCTAAACAATGTAATGCCTGCGATCGAACGCGTTGCCAATGGTGGACTTAGGGGACTTGAAACAGAAATCGCAAATACTATTTCTGGCCTAACTGGAATGGCTGCCGTAATTAAAAATGTTGTATTTGCATTAGTTGGTATAAAGATTGCTGCCATTGCTTTAGTTGTTGCCCCACCAATCATTGCCGCAATCACAACTTCATTAACTGCAATGCGGATCGCTGCTTTGTACGGCGCGGCAGGTTTCGGTGTTCTTGGTGTTGCTATTCGAGGAGCATTAGCAAGCACAGGTGTTGGCCTATTGGTTGTTGGTCTTGGTCTTGTTATCGGCAAGTTAATCGAGATGAAACTTGTAGCAGGTGAAACTGACAAGACTGTTCGCTTTATGGAATCGAATGGTGTTCAAGCCTTTAGAAATATGGGCAATGAGGCTTACATTGCAAACCAAAAAATTGCTGGCAACATTGTTACCCTTAACGCCGTTGCGCTTGCTGCAAGTCGCGCTGCTGATGAACAAGAGAACGCTGGAATCAAGCGTGTGAAACTTGGTCGTGTACCGCCAATTGCTGTTGCAGTTCCTGAAACCGATTTAACAGGTACGTCAGGAAAAATAGCCAAGGTTGCTGATGCCGTTAAGGGATTAAGCAATGCAGGAAAAGTTGCTCAGACTCAAATGGCAAAGTTGGGCGATGAACTAACGCGTAACAATGACATTCTTAATAAAGCAAAAGATGCTTACGCAAGTTTTAAGTCTGGCATCGTTAGCGTAATAACAGGCATCATAGATTTCGGTTCTGCTGCTACCGCCGAAACTGGAACATTCTTAGAGAACCTTGTTGCACAGGCTGCTAAGGCTGCTGACTTTGGTTCTAAGGTTAAACAACTTTTAGCAATGGGATTATCTGAAACTGCTATTGGACAAGTCTTAGCCGCAGGTGCGGATGCTGGAACTAAGATCGCTGACGAGATTATTGCTGGTGGCGCAACTGTTGTAGATCAAGTTAATACTCTAATCAGCGCGACTCAATCGGTTGCAGATGCAGTTGGTGAAGCAGGCGCAACGCAGTTCTATCAAGCGGGCATAACCGCAGGACAAGCAATGGTTGAGGGAGTTAAGGCTGCTATTGCCGCAGCAGGGTTCTCAATCAATGTAGATGGTGGCCTTGTTAATCAGGGAGCAATAAACCAAGTCAATGCCGCTATCGCTGCCGCTAAGGGTAAAAAGTCAAAAGGCAAAACAAAGATCACGGACAAAGAACGTAAGAACATTATGGACTTGGCCGCATCGCTTGGTGTCGAAGTTCCCGCATTTGCTAAGGGTGGAATTGTTACTGGACCAACGCTTGCTCTAATCGGCGAGGCTGGACCAGAAGCAGTCGTGCCACTTACAGGTCGCAACGGGGGAATGGGTACGACAATCAACTTAACGGTCAACGCAGGTATGGGCGCAGACGGCGCATCTATCGGTCGTGAGATTGTAGATATCATCAAGCGTTACGAACGTGTTAGTGGACCAGTCTTTGCGAGTGCATAGTGGCTGTTCCAACAACTAAAGTTTTTATTGGTTTCGATCTCGCCGCATCTGGTGGAAATCTTTTTACACTTAACGACACTACTAAAGGCAAACTCAATTCTACGTTCGTTCTTGGCGGTGACGTATTAACAGATGTGACTCAGTTCGTGCAATCGGTTTCTGTAAGTCGCGGCAAGTCGCGTGAACTAGATCGATACACCGCAGGCAACGCATCTGTGACTTTACATAATGACACGCGCATCTTTGATCCGTTTAACGCATCAAGCATTTACTATTCGCAGATTTTGCCACGCAAACCAATCGCTATCGAAACAAATGGTGATCGTGTATTTACAGGGTTCATCGATGATTGGGATTTGACCTACGACATTTCTGGAAAATCATTTGCAAGTGTTTCTGCTGTTGATGGTTTCCTACGTTTATCTGCCGCCGAACTAGATTCATTCACAGCAACAAGTCAGTTAAGTTCCGACCGCGTAACAGCGATCCTTAACAGACCAGAAGTTGCTTGGCCGATAGCAAACAGAAACATTCAAACTGGATTAACAACTTTGCAGGCAGACGTAGTTCCAGAGAACGCCAACGTGTTGCAGTATTTACAACTTGTTGAAACTACTGAGAACGGCAGATTGTTTATTGATCGATCTGGCGCAGTTACATTTAAGAACCGTTTAACAATTCCACCGCTAACAACAACTGTTACTTTCGCAGATGATGCAACTGCTAATGCAATCGGATACTCAAACATTGGCGTTGTCTACGGTTCGGAAAATCTTTATAACCGCGTAACGATTACACGGGCAGGTGGAACGCCGCAGGTTGCCGACTCATTAGCATCACAGAACCTTTATGGGGTTTCCGCGTATTCCATTGACGGGGTACTACTAACTACCGACACGGAAGCATTAGCACTTGCCGAATACCTAGTTGGTTTGTATGACGAACCAGAATTGCGTATCAACTCAATTACCGTAAACCTGCACGATAAGACACCAGCGCAGGTTGATAACCTGTTGAACATCGAGATCGTAGATGTTGTGAACGTAATCTTTACGCCGAACAAAATCGGAACGCCGATCAATCAGTATGCGATCGTTACAGGAATCAAGAACAACATCGGGATAGATCGCCACGAACTGACCTTTGATCTAGGTTCTGTATCTGCGTTCCCATTGATTCTTGATAATCCGATCTATGGCAGACTAGGTGGAGCGTTGCCTGTGTACGATTCAGCAACTACCGCTTACGATGCAGCACTGATAAACTACGATGGGTCAGAGCAATTTGGCTACGTTCTTGCATACTAAGGATTCTTGATGGCAACAAACTTTCCAACTAGCGTTGATGTATTAACCAACCCTGTTTCTAATGATTCGCTAAATAGCCCTAGTCATTCAGCACAACACGCAAACGCTAATGATGCTATTGAAGCCATTGAAGATTACTTGCTTAACGGTGGTCAAGGATTAACATTTGTAAATTCTCTTACGTGGGCAAGTGGTACAACTAGCGCAAGTATTGACAATGTATTCAGCAGTAAATTTAATCACTATCGTTTGATTCTTAATAATCAAGGTGGCGGAACTGCTGACAGTTCATTTTTTAGAATTAACTTCAGAGCATCAGGTAGTGATTTAACAGGTAATCATTTTGGCAGGTTCAAGCATATATTCGATGACGCTACTTCTTGGGGAAACAATGTGCTTACGACAGGAAACTTTAGTATGTTCCCTGTTTATACAAGTTCTGGCTCAAGCGTGATCTCAAGTATAGATTTGACAAATCCTTCAAGCACTGCATCGCCAAAAGTTTTCACTGGTACAGGATTTAGAAATCTTTTCATTACCATTGGTGGGGGACAATGGGATACAACTACGGCAGCCGATGGATTTAAGATCACGGTTGCATCTGGAACTTTAGGCGCAGGAAGTGTGAGAATTTATGGCTACAAATAATTACGGAATAGTTGTTGAAATGGATGCTGCAACTAATACGATCACAGAACGCAACCTTACTTTGCAAGAAATTGCTGAACTTAAAAAACTTGATTTAGAAGATCAGGCAGTTAAGGCAGAAGCACAAGCCAAAGCCGATGCCCGTGAATCTGCCCTTGCAAAACTCGCTGCTCTTGGTTTAACCCAAGATGAAATCAACGCGCTGTAAACTAACAATAGAACTTTAGGAGTAAAACAAAATGGCAGGCTTAGGCAGAAAAGTATTCACCGCTGGTGATGTTCTTACGGCTAGTGATGTTCAGAACTACTTGATGGATCAAACGGTTATGAACTTTGCAGGAACTGCTGCACGTTCATCTGCTATTGCTACACCTACAACAGGTATGACTACCTACATTGGCACAACTGGTACTGCAACTATTCCACAAATTGAAACTTACACAGGTTCAGCGTGGCAGACACCTTATGGTTTGACTTTGGTTGCGAGTGCCACATTTAGCGCAACAACAACTATTTCACTAAACAATGTTTTCACTTCTGCTTTTCAGCATTACGTTGTTATGTACGACAACACCTCTGGAACTGGAAATACATATCTAAGATTACGCCAATCAGGTTCTGATGATTCTTTAAGCACTTATGAATATGCTGTGTTTTCTATTTACAGTGCGCCAGGTTCTGGAGTAAATCAGTATTCTGGAAATGGAAACATTTTTGAATTAAATCAAACATTTAACGCAACTCAAATTTATTTATACAATCCCCAACTTGCTGTTAATACAAGAATTCATTTCAATTCTGCAACTAACTATTCAACAAGTGGTGCTGGTGCGCAACTTGGTGGTGGAGTTAAAAAAGATACAAAACAATATGACGGAATGACTTTATTTAGTGGTTCTGGAAACTTTGCAGGCACGATTCGCGTCTACGGATATAGGAACTCATAATGGCTGAAACATTGAAAGTAATAATTGTTGATGGCGCAACAGGTGAAATAAGAGAACGCCCACTGACAGCAGATGAAATTGCTGAACGTGTAGCAATTCAAGAAGGCTATGAAGCACGTCAAACAGAAGCAGACGCCAAAGTTGCAGCGCGTGAATCTGCACTTGCTAAGTTGGCTGCACTTGGTTTAACAGCCGATGAAGTTGCAGCCCTGTAAACTGTTCCTATGGAACAACTACAACTCTGGTTCGCAACATCCCCTATCGCATCTTTCTTGCGCACATTCGGCGCAGGTTTGTTGGGTTGGGTAATCCTTAACGCTAACGATCTAAACCTGCATCCTGCAATTGCTATCGCGCTGGCATCGTCACTACCCGTACTTGTGTCGTGGCTTAACCCTGCTGATGCGCGCTTTGGTAATGATGTAGGCGTTGATGAATAATGGCTTATCCACTTAAGGCTTGGCATACGACATTCCCATACGGCGTTAAATACAAGAACGGCACAATCCATAAAGGGATTGACGGCAGAGCCGAAGTTGGCACACCCGTTTACGCATCTGTGTCTGGCGTTGTAGTTCACTCAGGCGTACACAAGTTTCGTAAAGGTTGGGGAACTGCATTTGGAATTCACGTCATTGTGGATAACGACAAATTCAAAGATGGTGATGCTGGCCTCTGGGCTGGTTACTGTCACTTGTCTAAGGTTGCAATTGCCGTAGGTCAGAGAGTTGCAAAAGGTGATCTCGTTGGGTGGTCAGGTAATACAGGGAACAGTACCGCGCCGCATTTACATTTTCAGATTCTTTCAACACGCACTTGGAATCCGCGTAAGCACGTCAATCCGAAAAGGTGGCTGGAAGCGTGAGCCAATACATTAGCCGCAAGTCGGATGCAAAATCTAATCCTGCAACGCAAGTTCTCAAGGCTGGTATCTGGACTGTAATTGAAGCATCAGGCAAGATGCCGTTAGTGCCTACTGAAACAAGTAAGTATGGCGCGTTCTGGTCTGCGTATCTAAACATCGACTCACCTAAGGTCGGTGGCGCAACGGAACTAACTATTCGTTGGGTACGCGATCCTGCTGGCATTAATGATTCGACAGGTTACGAAACAAAGCCATTGAAAAAAGGTGGCACAACTTTCGTAAAAGATACTTGGATGTTTCAAGCGATTAAGGGACAGCCAGTTGTATTTATGGTCAAGGCAAACGGCAAAGCAACTGTTACTACCCGCGAAACAAAGTTGGCTATTCCATAATGTCTATTCTTGTTATTGCGCAATACGCTGCCGCAATTGCAACGATCGCTGGAACGGTTGGACTGTTCATAAAGTGGGCAGTTGTAAAGCCGATCAAAATTTATATCGATCAGGCAACGTACCCAATTCACCCCGAATCAAATGGTGGTCGATCTCTCGCAGATGTTGCGAATACGGTTAATCGAATTGAATCAAAACTAAACGATGTAGATGATCGTTTAATTGCAGTAGAAAATCTTGTAACAAAACCCGCGACACGCGCAAAAAAACAACAGGCTTAATCTCTGTATAACCTAGACTGATCCTGATGAAAGGTGGTCTTTGTGTCCCTGCTAAATGACCTCACTACGATCCGCGAACATAAGAACGAATGCTCAGTTGGCAAGTTACTAAAGTCTTTGCCCGATAAAGAATCAGAAGCATTGCTCAAAGTTATTGATAACAAACAAACTTCAATGACAATGCTTTCCCGTGTCCTACTTACGCACGGTCACGATATAAGCCGTAAAACCCTCACCCGCCATAGACTGCGTGGCCAAAAAGAAATCGGATGTGTTTGCCCGTGACGTTAAAAGATGATCTTTCCGCGTTAGGTGACGATGCTCAACGTAAGCGAATTGCAAAGGACATTCCTAAAGGATGGGAGCCAGCAATTGAATACGATGCTAATGGCGGCACTCTAACCTCAGTCCCACGAACGGCGGGGGATGAACCCGATCACGCCGAACTATTAGCAGAGTTTGAACTAGATCCCGCTAAGTGGCGCATAACGGGTTTACGCCGTAGTAAGTGGCAGCGGTGGGATGGCGAATGGCTTGAGAGTTTTCGGGCAACCTTTACCCCGCAAAGTGCCGCGGGTGTTATACCGATTGACGATCTGCTGGCGGTAGTTAGTAAGTGGAAACCTAAGAATGCCCCTAGAAAGCCCGTAGAGGCAGCCTCAGGGGGTTTTGCATACGTTGTGGTACTAGCAGACACCCAGTTTGGAAAGATCGATGGCGGGGGTTCTGAGGCCATTATTGAGAATGTATTACAAAAGATTGAAGAGGCCGTCAAGCGACTAAAAGAACTTAAAAAGAATGGCAGGCAAATCGATGAGATTTATTTGCCGCAATTAGGTGACTGTATCGAGGGGATGAACAGTCAAGGCGGAAAGCATATTTGGCGAACTGATCTTGATCTAACTTCCCAGATTCGGGTTTACCGCAGATTGCTTTTGCATATGGTTAAAAGTTTTGCGCCGTATGCGTCACGCGTTGTCGTGCCTTGCGTTCCTGGCAACCACGATGAAGCAGTACGTGTTGGCAATTCTATGGCTACTACTTACACGGATTCATTTGCGTTAGATGCGGCCTCAGCCGTATCAGATGCGCTTGCGGATCATCCCGATTATCAGCACGTTAGTTTTACATTTCCAAAGTACGACACGTTGACAGTCACGTTAGATATTTGCGGAACTGTTGTTGGGTTAGCGCACGGACACCAATGCCGCGGCAAGGCAATTGACTGGTGGAAAAATATGGCGCACGGTCAGCAAGATATCGGCGAGGCAACTTTGTTGTTAACTGGTCACTATCATCATTTGCGCATTGAGCAGTCAGGTCGCAAGACTTGGATGCAAGCACCAGCACTTGACGGTGGATCAACTTGGTTCGAGAATTCAACTGGGCAGGCTGCACCCGCAGGGATGCTTACGCTGTTAGTTGGAAAAGGATGGTGGCAAGATGTTGCAATCTTGTGAACACGAATGGGTAGAGATTCGTTTTGCAACTTATTCGACAGTTGAATGTCGGAACTGTTATGAGGTGAGAGAAATTGACAAGTGAGGAATTAGCCAACCAAGTTTCTGAGTGTGTCGAATCTTTGCGCAGTCGGATTCTTGGAACTGGCAACGAACAATATTCAAACGGTGATCAGCAATCGATCGAAACAAAGTCAGGCGCGTTAATCGTTAAAGAAACAATTGAAGAGATCGATGATGCGATTGTGTATCTGGCGCATTTGCGCGCTAGACTTTCAAGACTTGCGCAACTTTAGGCGATCCCTAAAACCGTGAACCCACCGCTTAATCCTTTGTGCGGTGGGTTTACTTTTGCCGAAAAACCCTTTATTGACTAGGTAAATTAGTTGTGCGAATCCGCTGGACAACTGTTATACATACACCCTATTATGAATCTATCGCGGAAAAATCCGCTAGGACATAGGAGCAAGCAATGGGAACAACATTCAACATCGGGGACATTCTAAAGGCAAATGTTAAGGCACAAGGAATGGTCGAAGGCAGACTGTACACAGTTGATAGCATCACAAGCGAAGTTCTACCGTTTGGAACTTTCGTTCGTTACGTTCTGCGCGATGGTTCGAAACTAATAACAGTTGGCAACGCACACTTCCTACTAAGCAAGGTTGGTTAATCACAATGTTCAAAACAATCGCAGATGTAAAAAAAGCAAACAAGGAATTAGGTCAGCATTTCTTTAGCAAGGACACACTAGCCTTTTTCGGTTCGAATGTTTACGCAGGTTTATACACAGTCGCAGGTCGGCAGTTCTTTATAACCAGCGAGGACAACTTTAATCGCACCGAACGTGGCTACACGATCCGCGAAGCAATGCCAGACGGTTCAATCGAAACACTTGGGGAGTTCTTGCAATACGCAACAAAAGAACAAGCGATATTCGCAATCCCATTTCAGATGGTAGGGCAGTCATAATGGCTACAAACAAGATCAAGGATTTACCAATCGATGTTTCGGATATCTACGAAACTATTTGCGAGGCAATCAAGAACGCATTAGAGGATTTAGATATCACGGGAGCAGGTGACGATGGTGATACTGAGTTCGAGATCGAACAAGTTGAAGTCGCGTTCAAGGATGGTCAGTTCATAGCCAATATCGATTTACAACGCATCTCAGGAAAGATGGTTGCGAATCAGGATTTGGAAGATTATGTTCTAACTCAAATCAATCAAGAGAAAGTAACAGTTGAAGTGGAGATGCTTGCCTAATGGAAACAGCACCGAAAGAAAATAAAGACAACCTAATCGCGCTGCGGCTAAACAACGAACAGATGTTGGCCGTTAAGCAATGGGCGCATCAGCACGATGCAAACATAAGTCAAGTAATCAGATCAGCAATCGAACTAATGACGGGAGCAAAGCAATGAGAACGGCAACTGAGGTTCTAGTCCAAACAACTTGGATGAACGATGAGGGAATCTTTAGAAATCACGATTCAATCGAACCCCTAGATTGGGAAAAGATTTGGGAAAAGATCGAGGTGCAGCATTACACCGCAGATCAAATGGTAATGATTCAGTTCTTAGGATTTCTAGATGGTGAGTCAGACTTTGATTTATTCAGCGCGGAACTATTGCCGCAGCAGGACAAGATCGCGATCCTTGAAGCACTAAAGATTCATTGGGGAACTATCGAGATCCAAGAAAATCTATGACAATTAAAAGAACGCCAAGACCGCAAAGCAACTTCACGGTTCTTTCAAATGACATACTGCGAGATGCTCGTTTATCATTTCGGGCGCGGGGAATCTTAGTAAGCATTTTGAGCAGGCCTGATAATTGGCGAACTAACGCAGAGTCACTAGCCAACGAATCAATCGAGGGCAGAGGCGCGATCCTAACGGCCTTAAAAGAACTTGAAACTATTGGTTACTTGGAGCGCATAAAGTACCAAAACGAACAGGGTCATTGGGTTTCAGATTCTCTTGTTTACGATAAACCGACGTTCGGAAAACCGACTTCGGTTGAACCGACCTCGGAAAAGTCGACTCTATTAAAAGAACTATATAACAAGAACTTAGAACAAGTAGAGATTACGCCAAGCGAAACAAACGCATCAACGATCGTTGCCGAATACGTGGATTCATACCAGCACTATCTTGGCGAGAAAGCACCTACGCGATCGATCGGCCGCATCGCTAAGGATGCCAAGCAGTTATTGCTAGAGGGTAAGAAACCAGAGTTGCTAATTGCGGCAGCGCAAGATTGCGCAGCGAGTGGTCACGCAAATCTTTCTAGTTCATACAGTTGGCTACTAGCCGAACAATCAAGACAGGATAAAAAGAAATCACCAGCGCAAGGTTGGGTTGAGTTAATCAATCAAGAAACTTCGAGTCAATGGGAACTAGAACAATGAACCGCGTAGAGATTTTGCAACTACTGGCAATGGCATCTGTTATCGATCCGCGGGTATCTCGTAGAACCGATGGCGAGAAATCTGCAATGGCCGATGCTTGGTGCGGCATTCTTGATTCAGAGATGCCGTTTACGTTTGCAGTTGATTGTTTGAAAAAGCATTATCAGAACAAGTCAGAAGTAATTATGCCCGCAGATATTTCCGTACCGTGGAAATCTGAAAAGCGTTACAGGCAAGAAAAAGAATCAACAGCGCGGCAGATTGAATCTAAGCGCGGTAATGGAATGCCAGAGAACGTGCGCGCCGAATTAGTGAAACGTGGTTTGTTGCCGTCATAATGTTTGGATGGCAATAAAAGATTGTGCGCACGAGGAATGGTTAGATTCAGGAATGTGTCTAATCTGTTCGCCGACAGATACCTGGCAGCATCACGCAGCGTGTATTGATCACGATCCTGATCTTTGTTTTCCAGAGAACGATGAGCCGCATTTATTTGAGATTGCGAAAAAAGTTTGTGAGCAATGTCCCGTAATCGGGTTTTGCCTAGAAATCGGGATCAACGAAAAATGGGGTGTTTGGGGTGGGTTAACGCCAGAGGATAGGTTTACCCTAGCCAAGTCCCCGAAACTGCCTAAGGATCGCTTAGAGAGGCGCAAACACCTGCGTATCACCGCTTGGCTTAGTTAGCGGATTTATAGGGTTTTTCCTGTTACCGAAATGTTATAAACGAAACAGGCTAAATGTGAGAAATTGTCGGGGGATCACCGTAAAGTTTCTTTTAAGCGAATCGCACAACGCGGTTCTAGGAACAGGAGCAAGACAATGGAAACAATAAAAGTTAAACTGCCAGCCATAAACGGAATCGCATTCACGATTACGCCAGAGCAGGCGATGGAACTAATCAAGAACCTTTCATCATACGCAATTGACGGCAAGCCATTCGATGTAAGCGTCCACACGCAAAGTTCAGGTTGGGATATCGAAGCACCGATTGCAGCAATCACAGTCGGAGGATTTTTTAATCTCAACGCGCCTCTTAAGTGGTCATACACAGACAACGGTGACAAGCAAGTTATTCACTACGACACCAAGCCAGCAGGTGCATAATGCTTAACGACAATGAGCCAAAAGTTCGCCTAATCAAAATCAAGACAGGCAACTATTCATACAGAGGTTGCAGCATAGTTCGCGGGGAAGTTTCTACACACCGCGGTCAGGGTTGGTATTTCCTAAATCCAGCGACATACAAAACCGCTTACGCATCAACACTTAAAGATGCAGTTGCCGCATTAGATTACGCATCAAAGGAAGTTCGATAATGAAACTTAAAGCAGTTAAAGATCCAATCGGCGGTTATCGCGTTTGGGGAACAGAGATCATCTGGGCGCGGCAGAATGAATGTCGTTGTTGCTGGTACGTGTTCGATATCGATGAGATCGAAGTTATTGATAACGGCCTTTCATACGCGCAAGCAAAAGCAAAAGCATTTGCCTACGTTGAGGAAATGAGGTTGCAAGATGCGTAACTGGAACTGGACACCACGCGCCAGATTTATCGGAACGCTGTTACAGGCCGTTGCCGTTCTCGGGATCGGTTGGGTTCTATTCGTTGGAACTTGGTTCGCGTTAGGTGGTAACTAATGGGATTCGTTCCGTTCTCAGCAGAGTATGCGCGACTAGACGAAAAGCATCAAGTAAGAAAGATGCTTGCACATTTAGGGATTACGCACCCCGCGGCACAAGTCGAATTTATGGCAGCAATACTTGGCAAGCCGTTCGATAGTAAAAAGTTAAGCAGGCAAGATGTGATCGACTTAAAAAGATCGATTGCAAAAATACAAAGGGAAAAGGATCAAGGATGAAACAAGAACAACAGGATGCGTTACGCGCTCCATTTGCAAAAGAGAAAATCCAAAAACTACCAACTGGCGGTTTGCAATTAGATTACGTTAGCCACGCTTGGGTAACGGATCGATTACTGCAAGTTGATCCGACTTGGAATTGGGAGCCAGTAGCATTCGATGAATTTGGTTTACCAAAGTTTGACGATAACGGCGGTCTGTGGATTAAGTTAACTGTCTGCGGCGTTACCCGTTACGGGTACGGCGAACCCGCAACACGAGATAAGTACGATCAGAAAAAATCGGCAATTGGTAACGCGATGCGTAATGCCGCAATGCGATTCGGAGTTGCTCTCGATCTCTGGGCTAAGGAAGCACCTGAAACGGATTTGCCAAAGAACAATAAGCCAGAACCTACTTCATCCGAAGTTATGTCTATGATCGAACGAATCAAGAACGCTGGCAGCCTTGTCGAACTCTCGCAAGTAGTTCCGTTAATTCAGAACGCGGCATATACCGATAACGAAAAGCGCAACTTGCGAATCATTTTCGATAACAAGAAAGTCGAGTTAGGCGAATGACATTCATACTAGGTTCGATTTTGTTCTTGCTTGGCGGTTTCTTTGGAATGTTAATTATGTCGCTTGCGATTTCCGTTAGGGATCAATTGCCAAAAGAAACTAACGCGACTTTGCGAATCGTAGATTCAAATGACTAGCGCGTACTTGCCTTACGCAGGCACATCAGGTTGGTCAGGATCGCAGACAAGTTACGAACGCGCAATGTCTAACGATGAATCTGGTTTAACTTCAAAGAATCAAATGTTATTTATGTCAGATTTATTATTCACAGGAGTTGACGGATTAACGGCGCGTGAGTGGGGTCACTTGCATAACTTTGAGCATCAGACCTATTCATCTATTCCATCTATCTTGCACGAGGGTGGATTTGTAGAACGTCTAGTTACTAAGCGCGGCAGGCATCAAGTTTATGTATTGCCTGAGTACGTTAACGATCGAGAAACCGCGCCGCACCGAAGTAAAAAACAACATACGTGTTCGAACTGCGGACACAAGGAATAGGAAAACTAATGTCAAAGAAAAAAAAGAATAAGAATCTAATCAAGGTCGACCACGATGTTTTCTATTCAAACGTAGAACGCAGACTTGCAATGAAACACGCGCTTATGGCAATTCTCGATTTGCACATTCCGTGCGAACACGATCATTGTCCTACTTGCGAAATAGAATCACCTTGCGCAACGGTTAACGAAATCGAGAAAGTGTTATGGGCAGTTTCTTTATAACAGGCGAACCCGCACCACAAGGTTCTAAGACAGGGCGCGTAGTAAACGGGCGCGTGGTGATGTGGGAATCGTCAGCGAAAGTTAAGCCGTGGCGCGCAGCCGTACATACTACGACAGCGCAAGAGAAAGAAAGCAAGCGATGGGAAACAATAACTGAGCCGATCGAATTATGTTTATCTTTCTACTTGCCACGGCCTAAAAGCGTAAAGAGAGAGTTCCCAAGCGTTAAGCCTGATCTCGACAAATTGATCAGATCGACTTGTGACGGATTAAAGACTGGCGGGCTATACGCAGATGATGCTTTGATTATTGCGATCACGGCAACTAAGCAATATGCGCCAGTTGGAATGCAAGCGGGCTGTCAGGTATTAGTGGTCAAAGAATATGTTTAATACCGAACAAGCAAACTGCACAAGTCTTGATCCAGAGTTATTTTTTCCAGTAGGGGAAATGAAGCAAGAGATTGCAAAGACATTAAAAAGAATTTGTATGAATTGCCCGATAATGGATCAATGTTTGGAATACGCTTTACACGTCAAGGTGAGCGGTTATTGGGCAGGTACGAATGAAACGGAACGCGAAAGATTACGAAAGTTTTTTCATATAGAACCAGTAAGGATAGATCAGCAATACAAAAATATGTTTCAAGCAGAAACATCAGAAGCAAAGCGATCACGAAGTTATCGTGAACGACAAAGGGAAGCAGGATAAAGAAATGGCACTACCAACAATTACAGCAATCGGGAATCTAGTTTTCGAACCAGATTTCGGCGTAACAGCAAACGGGATCAGCCGATGCAAAATGCGTATTGCTTGCAACGAACGCAAGAAACAAGACGGCGAATGGGTCGATGGCGATACATCTTTCTTTGACATTATTGTCTGGCGCGGATTAGCCGATGCCGCAGGCGATAACTTCAAAAAAGGCCAGAGCATTCTCGTAGTAGGCAAAGTCAAGATTAGTAAGTATGAGGACAAGAACGGCGTAGAAAAGCAAAGTGTGGAAATCATCGCAGACGAGATCGCCGCAGTTGTTAAAGGAAAGAAAGCCGTAACAAACCCAACAGATGATCCGTGGCTTTAAGTCACAACTAACAAAGGAAAAGAAATGAATTCATTTATCGTTATTGCACTAACAGTTCTAGTTACATTAGGTTCGTTCGGTTACGGTTATTGGTTAGCCAATAAGCACCGTGAACTATCTGATCAAGATTTCTTTAGACAATTCACAATCGAGGATTTAGCAAGCATCACGCCGATTGCAGACAGATTGGATCGTAAGTATGGCATCGAAAAATAAGTGCAATCAATGTAAGCGGGAATCAAAAGAAACAGAGGGGTGGTGGGAAGTAATTGAGTTACAACGCCACTACTACCTTTGCCCGCGTTGCTATCGGAACGTAAGTCTTAACGCGTACCGTGACACACTACTGGAACGGATCGCCGCACTAGATATTCCTTATGACGATCCAAGCGAGAAGTTAGGAATGGACGTAATGAAATTAAGGTGCATAGCAATAGTTCGGGATACTGTCTTTAATGTCTAAACCGATTCCATTTCGATCTAAGCGCAGAGCGGCACTCTACGCGACCGAACGGCGCAAGTTGGTATCCGAACTACTGCGCGACTTCCCACCCTGCCAGCGTTGCGCTACGGCCTATGCCACGGATGTTCACGAGATTAAAACCCGCGCTAGAGGCGGGAGCATTACGGATCGTGAAAACCTAGCGTTGCTTTGTCGGCCTTGTCATACGTTTATTACTCAGAACCCCGCGCAGGGTAAGGCAGAGGGATTTCTTAAGAACAGTTGGGATGATTAATGCAGCCGAACGGAATCTGCCGATCAGGTTGCGATACGCAAGATCACGAGAGTTACTGGGAATGCTTACAGGCAGCCAACGTGTCTATCGATAAGATAAGCCTGCGTTCTGATTAGACTAACCGTATGACTACGATCATCACGACTACGGGAAACAACAAGGCAACCTTAGTTGCAGACCGTGGAATCACAAGCGACTTGATTCATCCTGATATGCAAAAGATAGTTAATCAAGATAGTTGGCTAATCGGAGTCGCAGGCAACGCAAGGTTATGCGATCAGTTACAGTATGCGATTGAATACCCTAAGCCACCAATCGAAGTAGTTAAGTCAGGCGAATGGTTGAAGTGGATAGTAACTAAAGTTATTCCGTTAATTGACAATACGATCAAAGACTCAGAGATGGATGCAGAGTGCCTACTTGTTACGCACGGCAAGTCATTCTTAGTGGGCGAGAACCTATCTGTGTTATCTGCCGAACCTTATTGGGCAATCGGATCAGGCGCAGAGTTAGCATTGGGAGTTCTAGCGCATAGTCAATACAACCCTGATTGGTATAAGAACCACGATCTATCTGCATTACACGCGGCACAGGTAGCAAGTATGCACGATCCAAATACAAGAGGAACAATTGACAGGTGGGTGTCAGACCATACGGGTCGCGCCTATCGGAGTGTGTAGTGGGATTCCAGAAGCCGTGCTTAGATTGCGGCGAACTGACAAGACTTGGATCGAGATGCGAGAAGCACCAAGCAATTATTGATGCCAAAGTTAATGCCAGGAAAGCGCAGCGAACACTTTATGACTCTAGTTACAAGCGGCAAGCCAAACTCATAAAACAATTTGCTACACACTGCTGGCTATGTAATGAACCGTTTACAGATCGATCTGAGATACAAGCAGACCACGTACTTGCAGGGGTCAAGGGGTCTGTCCTTATGCCTGCTCACGCAAGATGTAATGCCTCACGAGGCAACAAACCAATCACAAATCCATAGACACCCATACGTCTGCATACGGGGTAGGTGTTTTTCTTATAGGCCATCGCAAGCCGTACCCCGAATCCATCCTTTTAGGCATACCCGCGAAATTCGGAGTTTTCGAAAAAAGCCTTATTTAGCGGGGGTTTTGTTTGTTCCCTAGAAAATAACGGATTTCCTGTATGCTCCATTTATGAATGAACTGCGCATTGAATCCGTAAAAATCGAAACATTAAAACTTGATCCAAGCAACGCACGAAAGCACGACAAGAAAAACCTAGATGCAATTGCTGGCTCACTAAAGTTATTCGGACAACGTAAGCCGATTATTGTCACGCCTGATAATTTTGTTATCGCTGGCAACGGAACTTTACAGGCCGCATTAAATCTTGGTTGGCAAGAGATCGTGATTACAAGAACACCTGTTGGTTGGGATTTTGAAAAGATTAAGGCCTACGCATTAGCGGATAATCGAACCGCAGAACTAGCCGAATGGGATACAGAGATTCTGAAAGAACAACTTTTAGAATTAGATGCGAACGGTTGGGAACTTTCAGAGTTCGGTTTTGAGTCCCTGCACCCACCAACAGAGGAACAATCACCGCTTAAAGACTTTCCAAGTTTCGATGATACGGATGAAACAAAGTTTCAATGCCCTAAGTGTTCTTATGAATGGAACGGCGCGGCACGATAATGCCTACTGATCGAACGATGCCGATTGGTAAATGGGAATTTAATAATGAGGTCACGGCTGTCTTTGACGATATGTTAGAACGATCCATTCCCGATTACTTTGGAATGCGGCGAACTACAACTGAGTTGGCCTTGAGATTTATTCAGGATGAAACCTATGTTGTTGATCTTGGTTGCTCCCGTGGCGCGGCACTAAAGCCGATTATCGAAGCAACTAAAAAGAAATTAAATTTTTTGGGCATTGAAGTAAGCGAACCAATGCGGGCGGCAGCGTTAAAAGAATTAACTGGCAAGGCCGAAATTGTCGATTTAGATTTACGGGATTTGTATCCGAATGTGCAAGCATCCGTAACTCTCTCTGTTCTAACTTTGCAATTCATTCCTATTGAGTATCGTCAACGAATTATCCAGAACGCCTATGACAATACGATCGATGGCGGTGCGTTCTTATTAGTTGAAAAAGTTTTAGGCGCAGATGCCTTTAGTGATCGCTTGCTTGTCGAAACTTATTATGATCGCAAGGGTGAGAACGGATACAGCACGGATCAGATCGCGGCAAAGCGTAGATCACTTGAGGGTGTCTTAGTTCCCGTAACCGCAGACTGGAATGTTGAGATGCTAAAGCAAGCGGGATTTAAACACATAGAGTGCTACTGGCGCAATCTAAATTTCGCAGCGTGGATCGGCATTAAATAAATGTCAACCTACTCTGTAATGTCTATGGCTGAGATTCAAAAGGTTAAAGGCACTAACGGAATCAAAGTTGTTTCTACTTTCTCTGGATGCGGTGGCGCGTGTCTTGGATTAGAGATGGCGGGCTATGACGTACTTTGGGCAAACGAATTTATCGAGGCCGCACGAGATACCTATGCCGAAAACCATAACGGGGTAATCCTTACGGGCGAGGATATTAGAACCGTATCGGGCGCGGACATTCTCAAAGATATAAATATGGAACGTGGCAAACTAGATTTATTAGAGGGATCGCCACCCTGCTCATCTTTCTCGACCGCAGGCCTTGTTGAAAAAGGTTGGGGCAGAGTAAAGACATATTCAGACTCAACTCAAAGGTCGGATGATTTATTTTTTGAGTATTCCCGATTAGTCAATGAGTTATATCCAAAAGTATTTATTGCCGAAAATGTTTCGGGATTAGTAAAAGGAAAAGCCGTTGGTTATTTCAAAGAGATCATTCGTGATCTTAAATCTAACGGCTATCAAGTCGAGGCAAAGTTACTAGATGCAAGTTACTTAGGAGTGCCGCAAGGTAGGCAACGGCTAATCTTTATGGGAGTTCGTAATGATCTCGTAGAAAAATTTAATGTTAAGCCAGTATTTCCAAATCGAGAAAACCGCAGGTTCACGGTTCTTGAAATCATAGAACAGAATAATGTTTTCATAGATGAGGAAACAGGATTTGATATATCTCTCGACCGTTACGCAGTAGGCAATGAATGGGATAAAACAAAGATCGGCGAAAGTTCCGAAAAGTATTTTCAACTTGTTAAACCCGCATTAGATAAACCCGTTGGAACAATTACCGCGACAGCAGGCGTTGTAGGTGCGGCATCGGTTTGTCACCCAACTGAAAAAAGAAAATTTAATCTAAAAGAATTACGGGCATTTCAATCGTTCCCGCAAGACTTTATCCTCACGGGATCGTATGCTCAGAGAGTAGAAAGAATTGGAAGATCAGTTCCACCGCTAATGTATAAAGCAGTGGGTGATGTAATGTTAAAAGAAATTTTTGAGGTTATAAATGGCGACACGCGGCAGACCACCTAAGCCAACCGAACAAAAAAGGATTACTGGCAATCCAGGCAAGCGGGCATTACCAAAGCAAGGCGAAATGGTTTTGTTGCCGTCTGCCTACGAGATTCCAGAACCGCATAGACCATTACTAACTGCGGGCAAACAATTATGGGAACGCGTATGGGGAATGGGTCAGACTTGGATTAGTCCAACAACTGACGTAGATTTATTACTTATGACTTGCGAACTATTAGATGAACGCTGGAACTTGCGTATTCAAGTTATGCAAAACAATCGACCCGATGAGCGTAAAGGATTGCGTGAACTAGATCGGCAACTTGTCGCAAATCTTTCCTTACTAGGATTCACGCCAACGGATCGAACACGACTAGGTGTTGCCGAAGTTAAGCGACAATCAAAACTAGAGGAATTGAAATCACGTGCCAGCCAAAATTGATTCTTGGCCACCAACTCTACTTACACCTGTTAATAAACCTGCGCTTAAAAAATCACGCGGTTTTGAGGTAACAGATTTCATTAACACGTTTGCAATTCAAACTAAGGAAACTGTTGCAGGTTACTCTGGCGATCCTATGCAAATGCGCCCGTGGCAATCCGAACTACTAAATAATTTGTTTGCCGTAACTAGCGATGGCAAATTCAAACATAGAACAGCCCTGATCGGAATGGCAAGAAAGAACGGGAAAAGTGCGCTTGGTTCTGGGATCGGTTTATGGTCTTTGATTATGGGCGCGCAAGGTGGCGAAGTTTATTCCTGTGCCGCCGATAAAGAGCAAGCACGAATTGTTTTCGGCGATGCTAAGAAAATGATTGAGGCCGAACCCGAACTTGCCGAACTTTGTAATGTCTATCGCGATGCAATTGAAGTTCCAACAACAGGTTCTATCTATCGCGTTCTATCTAGTGAAAATTTGACTAAAGAGGGTTTGAGTCCAACGCTTGTCCTATTCGATGAGTTACACGCCGCACCTAACCGCGAACTCTGGGATGTTATGCAACTTGGTATGGGTGCGCGCCGACAGCCTATGGCAATTGCGATTACAACAGCAGGAGTTAAATCCGATAACACGGGTCAAGACTCAATCGCATATAACTTGTACCAATACGGAAAAAGAGTTGCTGCTGGTGAAATAGATGATCCAACATTTTTTATGGCTTGGTGGGAAGCACAGAATGAAGCAGACCATACAATCGAGGAAACTTGGAAACAAGCAAACCCCGCATTCGGCGATCTAAATGACCCCGCAGATTTTGCAGCGATGGTTAAGCGAACGCCAGAGGCAGAGTTTAGAACTAAGCGTTGCAATCAATGGGTAAGTTCTCAGACCGCTTGGCTACCTAACGGATCGTGGGATCCATTAGCGATCGAACGCGTAGTTGATCCTGATACGCCAGTCATTCTAGGTTTCGATGGTTCTTTCTCTGGTGATGCTTCTGTAATCGTTGGAGTTACCTGTGAGGAGCAACCTTATGTCTTTATGGTTAAGGCTTGGGAAAAACAACCTGACGATGATGATGATTGGCGCGTAGATATTTTAGATGTTGAAAATACAATCATTGAATTTAGCGCGGCACATAATGTTCGAGAGATTGCTTGCGATCCGTTCCGTTGGCAAAGAACAATGCAAGTGCTAGATGAGAGAGGTTTGCCGATTGTTGAATGGCCGTCAACCTCGCCAGCGCGTATGGTTCCAGCCTGCGCGAAATTCTATGATGCCGTTGTTTCTGGGAAACTAACCCACGATGGAAATCCGTTACTGACAAGGCACTTACAGAACGCCGTTGTTAAGACAGATCGCATTGGTCCACGTATTGTTAAAGAACACCGTGGATCGCCACGCAAGATAGATGCGGCCGTTGCTAGTATCATTGGATTTGATAGGGCAACTGTTTCGCGTGATGAACCCGTTGTGCCGCAGTTCTTTAGTTTTTAGGGAGTGTTTGTGATCGCCACAATTTTACAATTAGTTGGATTAACTTTCATCTCTGTCGGGCTAGGTTTATTCAGTTTGCCTTTAGGAATCATTGCAGCAGGCTTTAGTTGCGTTCTTGTAGGTTTAGCATTTGAAAGAGGGAATGATTAATGCTTAATCGTTTGAGCAGTAACAAGCAAGAGGATCGCGCAATCAGTTACCAGTCCATCTGGGGTTCGGGCGATTCGTTTGCGTTTACAACCGAAGCAGGCACGAACATAGATCAGATTACGTCTATGCGAATTAATGCTTTCTACGCTTGTGTGCTTTTAATCTCTGACACTATTTCTACTTTGCCAGTTGATGCTTTTCAACGTATCGATGGCAACCGTGTTCCTTATCGACCTCAGCCAGCGTGGATTCAAAGACCAGATGTTGATTTATTGCGCACGGAACATTATCAGCAAGTTCTTATTTCGTTATTGCTAGATGGCAATGCGTTCGTTCGAATTTTTAGAGATACAACGGGACAGATCGCAAACCTTGTTGTCCTTGATCCGAACAGAGTAAAGATTACCCGCGCACCTGTAACACGCGAACTGATTTACATAATTGATGAGAACAATCAATATCCAGTAACAGCGCAAGATATGTTGCATATGACGGAAATGCGCAAGGCAGGCGAACTGCGTGGCATAAGTCGCGTGACCGAACTAAAAGACAATCTTGGTTTAGCAAGCGCACTGCAATCCTTTGCATCTAGATTCTTTGGACAAGGCGCAACAACATCGGGAGTTATTGAAACCCCTAACGGATTAAATCGTGAACAGGCGAAAGAATTAGTTGACGGTTTCGATTCTCGTCATAAGGGATTCCGCAAAGCACATAAGACTGGAATCCTAACTGGCGGTGCGAAGTTTGTTCGTACAGGCGTTAATCCAGATGAAGCACAAATGCTTGATTCGCAAAAGTTTGCGGTTGAACAAATCGCTAGAATTTTCCGCGTTCCACCACCGATGCTAGGAATCACTACTGGCGGTATGTCTTACAATTCCGTTGAGCAACAAAACATAAACTTTGTTACTCATACGTTGCGACCATACATTGCAAAAATGGAAGATGCTTACAGCACGTTGTTGCCGAACGGCGCATTCATTAGATTCAATGTTGATGGTTTACTGCGTGGCGATTTCGCTACAAGAATGAACGGATATTCAATTGGTTCACAAGCGGGATTTTTATCAGTTAATGACATTCGTGGGTTCGAGGATTTGCAACCTGTCGATGGCGGTGACGTTTATCGTGTTCCTTTGGCTAACGTGGATTTGGGTGCTGCTTCACTCGTTGAAACCGATAAACGGGTCACTATGGCGCAAAAACTGATCTTAAGTGGTTTCGATCCTGCGGGCGTTCTAACAGCCTTAGGCTTGCCCTCTATCAGCCATACAGGCCTACCGTCAACGCAACTACAAGCGATTGCGCAGATTGATCCTGCCGATCCTGAATCCGTTTATGGAGTTAAATAATGGCAATAACTTCTGGTCAGCAGACTATTGGAACAACACGACAATTAGTAGATGGCATTTCGGCTAATCCGTCACGCTTGCATATTCACAATATGGACAATACAAAAACTTTATACATAGGCAATAATTCTGTAACTATTTCAAATGGGTTGGCTTTACAAAAATTAGATAGTGTTGAATTAACTCTTAATGCTGGCGAATCTCTTTATGCAATTTCTGAAACTGGTACACATACAATTTCTTGGTTAAGGCAGACACAAGACTAATGCCATACTTCATAACAGATAAAGCAGAGGGTTGTTCAGGATGGGCAACTGTTAAAGATGATGGCGAAGTAATCGGTTGCCATACAACTAAACAGGATGCCATAGATCAGATGGTTGCAGTTTCTATCGCTGAGGACATTGAAGTTGGTGGTGAGCGTATTGAGTCTGGACCACTTGCTGTAATCGTAGATATTGATGGAACGCTTATTTCTAACGATGGTCAACTAATTGAAAAGACTTATAACTATCTAGATGATATGGATGATACAGAAATCTTTATTGTGACAGCACGTCTTGTCGCAGATCGTGATTCAACAATCGCAGAACTAGATTCATTAAGCATTGATTACGATCGATTAATTATGAAAGACAACAGTTCAGTAGATTCCGTTGAGTTCAAGAAAGCAACCGCCGAAATGTTGCTCAAGGAATACAACGTCATTCTTGCAATAGATAACAACCCAGATAATCGCGCTGCGTTTAGAGATTTAGGAATTACTGCTCTAGATGTTTCTGACGTTCCAGAAGTTCCGTCAGATGAGAACGATGATGATGAGGAAAGTATCCGCGCAATAAATCAAGATGCGCCAAGTTTTATGCGCGCTGCTGCCCGCCGTGGTCTAGCGTTCTACGCCGATGGATTAGCAGGCGATGGCTTAACTGATAAGACTGTTCGTGAAGCAAGACTTATGGCAGATGGCAAAGTTTCCGATGATAAGTGGATTCGCATTGCGGCGTGGATCGCAAGGCATATGCCTGACTTAGATGCTCCTGCTGCTAGTCCAAGCAATGAGCAATATCCAAGTCCAGGAGTAGTTGCGCATTTCCTTTGGGGTTCGGGCGCAAGCAAAGCACAAGCACGGCGCACTATGGCTTACGCAGAGCGCGTTGTAGAACGGATCAGGGCTGAACAGCAAGATCGCAACTCTGAGCAAAATGCTAAATGGAAAACAATTGCATTAAACTTAAACAAAGATGAAAGGCAAGAAATGACAACGACAGTAGAACGCAGAGTGAATACCGTTGAGTTTGATATTCGTGCGGGGGAAGCATCAAGCGATGGAATGAGTTTCACGGGATATGCAGCCGTGTTCGATTCCCCGTCAGAACCGTTGCCGTTCACAGAAGTTATCAAGGGTGGCGCATTTCAGCGTTCGTTAAAGTCGCGCAACGAAATTAAATTATTTATGAATCACAACACCGATGTTGTTCTTGGTTCTAGTCGCGCAGGGACTCTAAGACTGTCAGAGGATTCCCGCGGATTGCTTGCAGAGGCCGATCTACCAGATACAACTGCTGGTCGTGACTTGTCGATCCTTATGAAACGTGGCGATGTTAACTCAATGTCATTTGGTTTCAGCGTTCCCCCGCGTGGCGATAAGTGGTCAGACGATGGTGCAACCCGCGAACTGCATCAAGTTCGTTTGCACGAAGTTTCTATTGTTACTGGATTCCCCGCTTATCAAGCGACAACCGCATCTGTCCGTTCCCTAGACATTCTTGCTACCCGTACCGCAGTTGACGTAGATGCCCTAAGCGATGCGATCACAAGACTAGAGGCTGGCGAAACTCTAGAGGCCGAACACGCAGACTTGATTTCAGAAGTTGTTTCTAAGTTACGCGCCGAACAACCAAGCAGTCTTGAACTACTAGAACTAAAGCGGAAGCAACTTGATCTAATGGCAAAGGTTTTCTAATGAATGTGGCAGATGTTAAAAAATCATATCTGGCCGTTCTTGGTAATCCTCAGTCTGGGGTTTTTGTTGAGTTCGCCGATGCTATATGTGAAGCCATAGTTGCGGATTGTTCCGATACTAAATCAACTGAGGCAAAATCTTTCTCGCCTGTGGATGAAATACGAATTGAAAAGATAACAGAAACACGATAATCTGTTTTCAGAAATAGGCTTGGTGCAGGGGAAGGCACGAGGCCTATTTCTTTTTGTGCCATAATTAAGTTGTGCAATTGAGTGGAGCCACCGTTGCGCTTACCTGTCGTGGAGCCACGCAGATTTGTAAGACCACAAACAAACAACTACTTAGGAGTAAGAATGTCTGATTACATTAATCAGCAAGTAGAGGCTCGTGCAAAAGCGTGGGATGCAGCAAAAGCATTGCTAGATTCCGCTGCCGCAGAAAAGCGCGATTTGTCCTCAGAAGAAAACGAAACATATGGCCGCATTATGGCCGACCTCGATCAGCGCGCCGCAACTATCGATACCATCAAGGCACAAGCAGAACGTGAAGAACGCGCTGCCGAAGCAATGGCTGGTTTCGAAGCACAGGCACGACCAGAAGTTTCTGTTCCATCAATTGATGATGCAGAACTAATCCGTTCACTTGCACGTGGAGAAATTCGCTCACATTCATTTGAAAAGCGCGATGTTCTAAAGTCCAGCACGGGCAGTCCAGTACCTACGTCATTTTATGACCAAGTTATTATGCTTGCACGTCACGTTGGACCAATGCTTGAAACCTCGACAACACTTGCAACAGCAGGTGGCGAGAACTTGCAGATTCCTAGCCTGAGTGCATACTCAACTGGAACTGTAACTTCCGAAGCAGGAATCATTGGCGAGAGCGATCCAACATTCAATGCGTTCGTAACACTTGGCGCATACAAGTATTCATTCCTAACTCAGATCAGCCGTGAAATGGTTGAGGATGCTGGCGTGGATATTCTTGGATTCCTATCGGCTCAGACAGGTAACGCACTTGGCTACGCAGTCAACAACGCGCTAACTGTTGGAACTGGTACAACTCAGCCAACAGGTATCGTTACCGCCGCAGGCTCAGGCATCACTGGTGGTACTGGCGTATCTGGCGCATTCACCGCTGACAACTTGATCGATCTTGTTTACAGCGTTGATACCGCAGGCCGCACTTTGCCAGGAACGGGTTTCCAGATGAACAGCAAATCAATCGCTGCCGTTCGCAAGTTAAAGGATTCAGCAGGACAGTATTTGTTCCAGCCATCCTTATCTGCGGATGCCCGCGATCTATTGCTTGGATATCCTATTTTCGAAAATCCAGCAATCGTGAATCCATCAACTTCCGCAAAGTCAGTAATCTTTGGTCACTTGCCAAGTTACTACGTTCGCACAGTTGGTGGCTTACGCCTAGATCGTTCGGATGATTACGCATTCCAGAACGACCTAATTACATTCCGTGCAACTATGCGCGTGGATGGCAACTTGATTCAGACCTCACACGTGAAGTCATTTATCGGTGCTGCTTCCTAGTTAATAGGAACAAAGAAAGAACCCCGTTGGAGCGCAGGCCAACGGGGTTCTTTCTATCTCTAGATGCTTACTAGGCAAATCCCGTATCTGTGCCAATCTTTCATTTCGGTAATCGCTAATTGCTTTGTTGGGTAATCCTCGATCAGCGCACAATCGAATCCTGTCGGAACGTAACTGCCATCCCAATTCTTGAAG